GGATTTCGAGGAGGAAGAGGTTGAAATGACTGCTCAAATTTAAGCAAACCGCATGAAACCATCAGCAAATTTCATAGTTTTATAGCCAGTGTAATATAGATGCATATTCCACACACCATTTCTAGGCCCGTAAAGTATATAATCTTTTATATTAACTTTAATAAAAGTCTTATCTGATTGTGTATTACTAAAATCAAAATAACCAGTTGGGTTCGGATCTTTTGGATTTAAAGCAAATGTATATGTGTATATATGATGTTGTTTAGGTAAAGATAATGAATTTTTAGAAGTTGTATAAAATCTAAAATATTTAGGGCCATTTTCTATAGTTCTAATTATCTGTTCACCATTGATATACATATCTATGTCTGACACATTGTCAAACTCTGAATATATATCATCAACCAACTGTCCCGTGGGTAGTGCCGTCGAAAAATTATAACGGTTACTATAATGAGCGAATTGTTGATTTGTTGTTCCGGTATTCAGTGACTCTTGTAGTGTTCCGAAACTAGAATTAAGTGGGTCGTCTTCTTTTTCAAAGTCACTATTTCTGACAAACCAATGTAACGATTTAACAGGGATTTTGGGTATAAGATTGGCAATAATTTCATTTGTACCTGGTTTATTTTCATATGATGGATGTATACCAACAAATTCAGTTGTTATTATTTGGGGTTCTTTTACCAGAAACAAACGTTCTTCATTTGTTATCCTGATTTCATCTGTTATGATATTGAAGTAGTCAAGTTTTAGATCACTTTGTGTGGGTGTAAAAAATGTCTTTTTTTGAAATTCTATTTCAAATTCTATTTTCTGTTTATGTATTGCACATAACGGAAAATATGGCTTTTCAGAAACTTCTGAATCAAACCGCCTAGAAAAGAAAAATCGTATTGGTAATGTATTGGTTATGCCTTTTAATAAAGATAGTTGGTATAAAGTTGATGATGTAAAAGCGCAAAATCAAAAAATGATTACTGATTCATTAAAAGCACAACAAAAAGCACAAGCATTGGCAAAACAACAACGTAATCAAGCAACAGTCGCTGGTGCTAAATCGGAAGCATCACGTGCTACAGCAGAAGCAAATAGAAAAGCAGCTCAAGCAATAAATCCTCAAACAAGTGATTTTCAATTATTTTTAAACAATAATCTTTAAATTTTAGATTTTTTAGATTATTATTAATATTTTTTAAAAATTAATAATAATTTTGGAGAGAATATAATGAAGTTATTTATACAATTATATTAATTGTATTGACTGCTGCAACAGTTTTGCTATTATCTGCAAATATTTCTTCAAATGTTGAATCATATAAATCTTTATTTACTTGTGCTAATACATTAGCATATTGTGTGGTTCTAATAGTATCATATTTTACATGTGATCGTAGCGTGCCTGATTTAGATCTTAATATATTTTTAAAGTTATCAATAGACCCTCTATAGAATCTTCTTGTTGCAATTTCACTTGAAAATTGATAATTTTGAACTGGATAAGTTGCAATAAATCCGGAATCAGAAGGATAATTTCCATTTTCACCCAAACCACCGTCACCATTATTACTAGTAATAAACATTTCCAACCAATCTTCTAAAGACTCCCAACAATGCATTATAAAAAAATTATAATCTTCATTTTTAGCATTACCATATCCAATATCAGTAGTTGATGCATATTGCCATAATGCAGTAATATTTCCGTTTTGTTGTCCTAATCTAGATACAAAATAATCATTGTTTTGTTTTAAAGCATCTAAATCAACCCCAACAGGTGGTCTATATGCTTGAATTACAATATAGCCATAATTGGGGATAGAATAATTATTTAATTTAAATATATCATAGCCAATATTACATACACATTGTCCTGTTACATAATCTACAGATTTAATATTTTGTGTTACTAAACCTTCATGCACATCTAAACGAGCTACATTTGCAGAAATATCAGCAACATTTAGAGCAATAGCAGTAACATTTGCCGAAATATCATCAATATTTTTAGTTACTAAACCTTCATGAACAACTAATGTTTTTTCATTTAATTGTGTAGATTGTAAAAGTGTTTTATATACTTTATCTAATTTTGGTTCATCTACTAAATATACTTGTTGAATGCTTGTTAAAGGTGGGTATTTGGAATTTGCAACCATTCTTTTACCTTCATTATCTATTGAAACCATATATCCTGATTCGCTTGAAAGTAATTCACCAAAACCATTGCCAAATTCTCCATCAACTCTATATATTAAATTTGATACGATTATACCTTGATCATATGTTAAATTATAAACTTTTGAACTTCCTCTGTAATTATCATAATCCAATTCTCCAATTACAAGTCTTTCACTATTTGCACTCATTTGACAACTATACCCAAGATGAGCAATTTTGGTAAATGCAGATACTGGTCCACTAGAAGCTGATTTTAATAATTGAAATACATACATATTATCAGATGGAGTGCCAACAGATATTCTATAATGGTCTTCCATTGTTACAATAGTAGGAGGAACTCTACCTAAACCATTACCTGGATTATCTTCGGGAAATAAATTAGAAAATGATTCTGAATATTTAACTTTCCACACATCATTTTCGGGAGCAAAAATATACATTACTTGCGTTGAACGATTAAATAAAACAATGTTTTCTCCTTGTTTATCAATTGCAACACAACCCAATCTTCCAAATAATCCAGTAGCTGGTTGTTCTACTACTTGTAAAACCCATTCATTATTAATATTTTTCCATATTCTTAAATCATTTTGATCTATACCAGGATAAGGTCTCGTATAATCAACTGAAAATGCAACTGCTGTTTTACCGTCTCCACTCATTGATACTGACCATCCAACTGATAAAAATGCATTATTTGTGACATTTGGATTTGTTCCAATATAATTTAATGTATTTTTCCATTGTTTTAATACTGAATCAAAACTATAAATTATAACACTTCCTGCTATATATGTTTGACCAGTACTTTCATCATTTATAGTTGTATTTGAGTCGCCTAATATTAATGTATTACCATTATCGTCAAAATATATTTCACGGACATCCGAACCAAACAAACTAGCATTCTCAAGAGGTAATTCTCCTAAATCAAGTGTTGCATCTTTTGAGATATCTTCAGAACGTATTTCTATTATTGCACTAATACTATTAATAGATGATTTATCAAGTATTCTAATAGCAATAGTTTTACCATCTCCTGATATTGCATTACGCGTTCCAGGTTGAATACTTTTAATTTTTTCATTTAATTTTACAAATTCAGGCGAACCATAAACAGATGATTCTAATTTTCCTATATTATCACTATTTTTGTTTACTAAAGTATTATCATGATTATCATGTTCAACAATAGATGCACCTGCACTTTGAATTACAAGGTCGGTTTCATTACTATTACCATCAACAGAGACATTGTAAACCGGATTAGACATTTTTTATAATTTATATAAATATTATAAATTATAAAAAAATTTTGCTACGTAAAAAGGTATTTTTTAAAAAGGTATTTTTTAAAAAGTTATTTTTTAAAAAGATATTTTTTAGAAAAATATTTATTTAATGATAGCTAATATTGAGTTGGTTTAAATATTTTAAATCTACACTACGCTTAATAATTAAATCAGATGCCAATTTATTAAATTCATCTAAATTTGCTTCCAAAATATTTAGCGCAGAATTTAATGCAAAATTAATGAGATATAATACATAATCATCTATTTCTGTTTTTGTTGTTTCACTTAATGTTAAATATGGATTATTTGGATTTTGAACCATCTTTGGCATTTGAGAATTATCAAAAGACTCAATTCCAAAAAGTTCAATATAGCTTCTTGCTAAATTATCTGCCTGTTTTAAGTCTTGACTAGCACCTGTCGTAATATCCAAATTAGTAATGGTTCTAAATAATTTTTTATTACTATAACTGACGTTCTCATTTTTACCCATGATTTTACTATAAAGTAAAATTTCAGCAGCACGACCTCCCATTGAAACAATTAAATTCGCTAATAAATATTTCTTTGTAGGATAACTATTATATTTTTCTTTTGGTGAAAATAAGGTATATCCTCCAGCCCCATTTGTATTTGCATTAATTGTTACTTTACGCACATCAAAAAATTCTTTAAATAATAATGCCATTAATGTATGCCCTGATTCATGATAAGCAACTAATTCTTCTTCTTCGGGATTAGAATCTTTTGACAGTTTCGGCAATCCAATTACCAGTTTCTCAAATGCATCTACTAAATTTGTAGTATTAATTGTTGTCTTATTTTGACGCAATGCCAGAATTGCAGCCTCATTTGCCATATTTTCAATATCTGCACCTGAAAACCCTGTTGTTAAAGCTGCTACTTCTTCTAAATCGGTATCAGGTTCCACAAATTTATTTCTTAAATGTACATCCAAAATTTGACGACGCCCACCAAGATCAGGAAGACCTACTTGAACCTTGCGATCAAAACGCCCTGAACGTGTTAAAGCCGAATCTAAAATATCTGCTCTATTTGTAGCCGCTAAAACAATAATAGAATCCGACTTTTCAAAACCGTCCATATTTGTTAAAATCTGATTTAATGTTTGTTCCCGCTCTTCGTTACCGCCTCCGCCAAATTGTTCCCCGCGCTTACGACCCACTGCATCAATTTCATCAATAAATACCACACAAGGAGTGTTTTCTTTTGCTAATTTAAATAAATCCCGAACTCTAGACGCACCAACACCTACAAACATTTGAATAAACTCCGAACCAGATACTTGAATAAATGAAACGCCTGCTTCTCCTGCTACCGCACGTGCTAAAAGTGTTTTGCCTGTTCCTGGTGGTCCTTCAAGTAATACGCCTTTGGGAACTCTCGCTCCAGCTACTTCAAAACGTTCTGGTGATTTTAAGAATTCTACAACTTCTTCTAATTCATACTTGGCTTCATCGCATCCTGCTACATCTTTAAAACTAGTATCAATTTCATCACTGTTAATAACACCAGTTGTTTGCACTTTTCCCATACTCATTGGATTCATCCCCCCACCGCCACCGCCTCCTCCGCTAAACCTCTGAAATAGATTAATAATA